AAAATCACCTTGAAAGATACAATCTGTGCGAGGTAAACAATCAAAGCAAGCGTGAAGAATACGCGCAACTTTACCCTGATAGAACGTATCAATTTCTTCATGGTTGTGAGCAATACGAATTTTTACCTTGTTGAATACTGCTTTGGTTCCAACAAAAAATGTACCAGTCGCAGGATCTGTACCCCAAACAATAGCAGGAGCACCATCAATCTTGGTGCTGATGTAACTATCGGGTTCTGCAAACCAGTCAAGAACCGAAAGATCTCCAGTCAGGATAGAGTCTTCGGGGTGTTCAATGTGAGTGTTCTTCATACTACTAAAACAGTTTGGAGGTGAGTAACATTGACATTGGCACAAAAAAGGAGGGTAGTGATACCCTCCTCATAATATCACCGATCAGTTGCAGCATAAAATGCTTTGTCGGTGAGAACGTTAAACAGAAGAGAAAGATCCTCTCCTAGTTTTTTCACTTCGTAGTTATGAATACGAAGACGTGCTTTGAAATCTAAGAACAAAAGTTCAAAGGTGGCAGCATAGTCTTCGCGTTCCATAATAACGTCGGGACGAGTCATAAAAGAATCGTGTGCTTACACTACAGGGACACTTTGGAGGTGAGTAACTTTAATTACTGTCTCAACGATGTCAGATAAGCAAAAACCTTTTGTGTGGTGTTAGAGACGCTTATAGAGGTGTCTGATGGTGTTCTTATCAGACTCCTGCTTTTACTGCTTTGTGTGCTAAACCGATAAGTTTTGTACGTTCTGCACCTTTAGGGGGACGACCATTCTTTTCAGTGAAGTCTTTAATAAGTTCTGCTTTTCTTGCTTTTAATGCAGCACCTTTTTCTTTATTGCGTGCTCTATCTCTTTCTGCGCGAGTCATGCCACCACCATCAGCAGTTTTCCACTCACGACGTGGTTTTGATGCTGCTTTCTTCTCTTCTTTCTTTTTAGTTGTTAAGAGTTTAGTTGCTGCCTTTTCTGCTTCTCTAGATGATGTCTTTGCTGCTTTTGCTGCTGCTTTGGTATCACCACCAGATGCTTTTGCTGCTGCTCTAGCTCTTGCTTCTGCTCTTCTTCTTTCTTTTACTTTATCAGCGTATGTTTTTGCGACTTCTTTACTACCACGTTCTTGCGTTGGTTGTTGCTCTCTTGTAGAACGTTGGCGTTGCTGTCCAATATCTTTTCTATCTTTATATTCTACGGGTTCCATCTTACCACCACCAACTGCCTTCATTCTGCGGCGTTCTGGTGTGCTTTTTTTCCTTTCTGCTCCAATACGTCCACCTTCCCCAGTCTTTTTGATCTGGGAAGAACCCATCACATCTTTATCATAAACTTCAGTGATAAATTGAGAGAAGGTTTTCATCGGGAGTAGTGTTTGTCTCCTGTTATTTATTATACTAACACCCCGATGCCCCTATGGGGACACCAGGGTGCCAGATATTCAACTGTCTTCTTCTTGTTGCTCTTCGTCCCTATTCAGTCGCTCGCCAGGTTTAGCAACCAAACCCGCTTCATAAAAGTATTTTACGCGCTCACGACGTGCTGCAACAAGCATATCATGCTCTACTTGTTGATCTCTAGTGTATCGAAAATCTTGACGCCTCCAAGTGTCGCGAAGTTCTTGAAGGTGAGGCAGGACGTTTACAGTTTCAGTCATTGTTTTCAGTAGTCGATGTTGCCGTTGAGGTACTCTTTCATGTTAAACTTTTTTTGCTCTTCGATCATGTCTTCAAGATCTTCAGAAACAAAGTCAAAGTTTTCCATTTCTTCAACTTGATTGTCGTCGAACCAGTCCATAAGTGTTGTGCTTACAATAATAAAACAGTTTGAAGGTGAGTAACTTTTTATGCCATCAGTCGTCCTTCGGGAATATCAGTGACTTCAGGATCTTTGTCGTTAAACTCATTCATATCGTAGCATACCCACTCATTGTTGCGGAAAATGTAAGCATATTCTTCATTGTTGTTTTTTTCCAAATACTCATTGAGTTTCATCAAACTAGGAGGGCAATTTTCACCGCGTTCAGAATAATACATCGGACCACTTTCGGGGCGAGTTTCATTCTGCCAACCAACATTAGTCCAGGCAGATGACATATCACCACCATCAATTAGTTCGGAAACTTTCTCCTTCGTATTGTAGTGCGTTTTGAGAATCCGACCCAACCAAGAAGGATAACCATCCCAATGATGATAAACAGAAAGAATAGAGTCATCTTGAAGTTGAATACCGATGC